CATCTGTTACTACAACGTGCATTTCATCATTTGCGCCTGAACGATCTGTAGCAAATTGAGAAGTTCCTGGAGGACCAGCAAATTCTTCATAATATCGCCATCTGCGTGTGATATAAGAATTATCAGCTACAGCTGCAGCCAGACCCTTAGTTGAAAATACATTATGTTGTTTAAATGTTACAGTATTTGTGCCAGTATTAACAGCTGTTACAATATACTCCACACCTTCGTGCCCAGATACTGGTGTAGTACCAGCTGCATCAGTAGTAAAGGATATAATATCATCTACTGCAATAACATAATGAGCTACATCAACGTCATCAACAACAATTGTTGTGTCGCCTTCGACGGCCGATGCGTCATTGACTTGGTTATCTGTACCTAAGTCGCGTTCATATGCGTGAGAGCCTGGACAAACCCAAACTTTAAGGTTATTACCCCAAGTTCCCGCGGACCGAGCTATCCAATGACCTACGCTGGCAGAACCATCTGCATAATTTTCAGTCCAATGTTCCGCATTTTTTACTAATGTTCCCGTACCACTTGCATCTGCATTTAAGTGTCCGGAATTAATTCTAACTACACGCAAAACATTTGCGTACTTTAGAAATGAAGCTGCTGTAAAGAACCACTCGAAAGTGCTACTATTTGGCTTGCCAAATACAGATACCAGGTCAGCTTCATTAGAAATTGTTATAACCTCATCTACAGGTCCGCGCTCTGAAGCAATAGCTATTGCGCCGATTGTAGAAGAATCGCCAGTAACAATGCCCGTTAAATCCTTTTCTTGTACCAGAATTCCGGGTGAAACAAGTGTTGCCATGTTTCTTTCTCCTATAAAGTTAGTATAATATAAAAATTTTCAATTAGTTTTCTTATTGTTATTTATAAATAATACTTTTTCTAAATATACAAGTGTGTATGTTATTTTACAAAACTAACTTTTAGGAATAAACACTTGTGTATAATCATAATAGACAAATAAAGTTAATTAATACCTTTAAAGAAAAAGCGTGTAAGGTGTGCGGAGAATCCCAACCGCATAGGCTTTTCTGGTGGCCCCATCACAAAATGATTCGTCATTATATATTAAGATATGGTAAAAAAACTTCCGAATATGGTAAAATAAAACCTCTTATTAAAGAATCAACTGCTATTTGTAAAAATTGTGAATCAGATATAAACTATGCTATACTAACTAATGATGATTGGGATCCACGATGGCCTAAAAAGTTTTAGTTGGAGTCCAATAATCCCCATCTGCATCTACAAAGGGAGCATCTTCTGCATAAACAATACCGTCATCAATAAATCCGAACGGAGCCATATCTTCCTCTATCATCCTCTCTTGACTTTGATATAATCTTTTACGGATATCATCATCTGTTAATTCTTTAAAGTATTGTTGATTAGTTAACCAAGCAAAGAATACTAAGCACATTACCAAATCATCTGATGATCCTTCTTCACCTTCAAAGGAAGCACCTTTTTGGATAAAAGTAGATAGTTCTACAATAATATCAAAATCTGGAATAACAAGTTTATCAGATTCAATCATCTGTTTTAAGTTAGAACATCCAATCTTCTTTACAGCTTTTGTAGTTCTAACTCCTAGTTCGGTAGCTTTGTCACCAAAGCCAGAACCTACTATTTGTCCTAAACGACCGCGCATTTGGGTCATAATAATATTTTCATATTCTAAATCATAATGTAAAGCATCAGCAATTTGTCCACCAACATCATTAATTTCTACTAATATATGTGCTTCATTATAATTATTAGCTATCTTATAAACAATTTCTGGAAGTGCTAATGGCTTTATTTCATTATTTTTATACTTTGCAACCACTCTATAAGGTATTGTTGAAATATCTATTACCACAAAGGCCGAATAATCATTTGACCCTCCTCTAGCCACATCTACAGTTACACAATAGTTAGAAACTTTATTAGGAAGTTCATATATATCCAACCCACCTTGAGTGTGTATAGGATCTTGTGTTGGTATAATTTGTAACTTCGTAGCGCTAATAAGGGTATCGACACTACCAAGGAAAGAGCATTCAAATTCTTGTAACCACTGTTGCTTACTGGTATTTTTAATAGTTTCTTCTTTCCATTTTTCATCACGACCAGGGACTTCTGACCAATTAACTTCAATAGGAATAAAACTATTTTTTTCATGCAGAGCATCTGTCCATAATTTATAAAACATATTCATACCCTTAGGTGTAGATACAATAATCATTTTAGAAGTTGTACCCGCAGAAATTGTTGGATAAACTGAACTAAAAAATTGTTCTGCTATATTATTAGGTACGAAAGCAAACTCATCTAAGAAACATAAATTATATGATCCGCCGCGAACTGCTGATGAAGAAGTTGAAGATGCAAGAATTTTAGAACCATTTTCAAGTTCTAACGAGCCTTTATTCCAATTCATCACACCTTGTTGCATCCAATCAGGGAGATGTTCATATGCTAATTGAAATCTTCCAAGAAGGTCTCTAGCTGTTTGTGCTTTGTTAGCTAGTATTGCTACATTTACAGTTTCATTAAAAATTAAATAATGGACAAGATAGGCCAAAAGAACTGTGGATTTACCAGATTGTCGTGGAAGTTTACAGATAGCAAATCTATTGTTATGAAAGGTACCAATCATTTCTTTTTGAAATGAATATAAGTTAAATGGTATTAATCCCTCATCAATATTAACAATCTTAACATATTGTTCAATAAAATATACTGGATTTTTAGAGCACTTAACAAACTCTTTTACTTGTTCTTCTGTAAAAGATATTTCTTGACCGGCTGCTTTTAAATTAGGATTCCCTTTATACTTTTCAGCCATCAGATTTATCTTTTAAGAGCTGTTGAAGTTCCTTAGTAGATCCCACAAACAATGCATTAGTAACATTTTTAGGTCCATGCTCAGGCAATTCTTTGAGTTTTTTCATCTTCTCCTGAAGGTCTGCTAACTTATCTGTAACTTCAGCAACATTTTTAATTAACTGACCTGCAACTTCATACGCCCTAGGATGTTCCCCTTCTTTAGCTAAATCTAAAATCCCATCAATAGCATCTTGGCCTCGCTCGATAAGACTATAGAAATTTTCCCGACTATACTTATAATCGGAATCAATATCCACACTCTCTAGAGGTCTTTCTATTATAGTTTTGCTTTGGGGTTTTGGATTAAGTATTTCTTGTTTTATATCAGCTGTCACCCCTAAAACTTCGTTTAGGGAGTTCTCTATTTTCATCTTATGTCCATTCACTCAAGGTTTCATTAAAACCAAAATTATCATCATCTGAAGTTGCAATTGTGGGTTTTGGAGTAGCAGTCACCGTATAACTACGGACTCTTTCTGGAGATTTGGACTGCATATCTGGATACTGATCCGCTTGTACTTTCGTAATAACTCCCGTATCAGTTACAGGTCCATACATATAAGTTTTAGCAATAAAACTCATCGTATAAATGATTGCGCGTCTAGTCATAAAGTCACCATCATAGGTATCTTCATAATTAGTACTACTCAACACTATCGGAATATCTCGTTTTATATCCATTGAAGGTATTGCATTAATTGTCACTGAATAATCTGGTTGAAAATAAGGTAATATTTGCTCGACAATTTGAACGCCATCATCACTATTTTTTGCCATAATAAACAATTCAAAGTTTACATTATAAGGGACTGGTTGGTACTGTGAAGAAACTTCTGTACCTTGTGTACCCTTTGTTTTTTTTATTTTAGATACTTTATTTAATTTTCTTGCTGGATCATAATCAATTCCATTCATCTCAAAACCAATTCGTGGTAGTGTGACCGCAACTGATTTGTCTAAAGAGGCATCTTCTCGGAGTCTTACAAGAAACTTTTGCTTTGGACCATAGGCCAAAGGAACTTTCATAGATTGCTGTTCAGTTCCAGACGCATCTGTTCTTACAATATGAATATCATTAAATAAGGTTCCGAACGCTATAATAGTGTTTCTTAATATTTCATGGTAATAGGTACTTCCAAACATTCCTTAATTTCCCCCTGGATCACCAAATGGATTCCTTTCTGTGAAGTCTAACACAGCATCCGCTTTAGTTTCTATCCATTTATTTTTAGCATTCTCATCCATTGTTTGCACTACATACTCCTCACTTACTATATAGTCTCCATATTCAGTAATTAAATTACCACCATGAGTATCAGTTTCGGAAAGAAGATTGTCCCCAAGTCCTGCTCCAGTAGTACCATCTTCTTGCA